TAAAACGTCTGTGTTTCTAATACCCGTTGCGACGTCTTCGGAACTGTTCCACGATTTTATAAAACCCAACGCAAAAGAGATCCGATTTATAAGGGGACGGATTAAGTTTGGCAAACGTGACTACTAGGGAGAATCTGAAAACTTTAGGTAATAATACTACAGTTCAAACTAAACTAAAAGCGCAAGCTCAAAGTCTAAAAACGGTGCAATCTATGGTTAACGGAATGCGCGAAAAGAGTATAATAGAGCTGCTTAGAGATCACTATACTTCTATACACCCGACTCAAAAACCTGTGAGATTATTAGAGAGACTAATTCAATTATGTCTTCCGAATAAACCAAAAAACGAAATAGTTGTAGCAGACTTTTTTGGGGGGTCTTTTTCTACTGCAGAAGCCGTTCACAATTTAGGTTGCAAATCTATTATATGCGAACTTGACGAAGAGTACTTTAATTTAGGCAATGATAGAATTGTTAAAATAATACACGCTGATCTTTTTTAATTATGAAACACGACGGTAAAATTAATATCGCAGTTGGCCGCATGGCTGGCTCTTTACAGTGGAAAAACAAGACTATTCTATTCTCTGAGTTTGTCAAACGCATAACTGAAAACGTAAAGACCAGCGAAACATATAAGGAGTTTATGCTTTGCACAAAATCTGAACAAGGGAAAATTAAGGACGTCGGCGGATACGTTGGGGGCTATCTAAGAAACTCGCGCCGCAATCCTAAGAACGTCGTACACCGTCAGCTAATGACACTGGACATTGATTTTGCACATTTGGATTTTTGGGCAGATTTTGTCCTGCAGTACCCGAATGCGGCAATACTACACGGGACGCACAAACATTCTGAGGATACACCGCGCTACAGACTTTTGATGCCACTGGACCGCGAATGCACGCCCGATGAATACGTCGCCGTATCTCGACAAGTGGCGGGACAAATCGGAATCGATTTATTTGATAACACAACTTTTGAAACTAACAGGCTTATGTTTTGGCCCTCAACGCCGAAAGACGTCGACTACTATATGGAGGTGCAGGACGGCCCTTGGTTGAACGTTGACGAGGTACTCGACTCTTACATTGATTGGAAAGATACAAGCCTATGGCCGACGTCGGGGCAACTACTTAGAGAGCTCGGCGCGAACGCTAAGAAGCAAGCCGACCCGCGCGAAAAGTCGGGGATTGTTGGGGCGTTTTGTCGTACCTATTCAATTACCGAAGCGATTGAGGAACACCTCGCAGATCAGTACATCACCACAGCACACGAAGACCGATACACTTATACACAAGGCTCCACAGCCGCGGGACTTATAGTCTATCAAGACACTTGGGCGTATAGCCATCACGGTACAGACCCGTGCAGCGGTAAACTTTCAAACGCTTTTGATCTTGTAAGGCTTCACAAGTTCGGGCACCTAGACGCCGAGGCAGTACCCACAGGCTCGAAGCCGAAGAGTTACGCGGCAATGGAAGAGTTCAGCCGAAAAGATAAAGCGGTTAAAAAGATACTAGCATCGGAAAGCCTAGAGGCCGCAAAGTATGATTACGCCGACGACTACACGGAGTTTGAGGACGAGCCCGAAGCCGTGGACGGCGATCAGGACGACGTCGAGTGGATGGTTGAACTAGAGGCGGACAACAAAGGCAATTACCTTTCAAGCGCTCAGAATGTTAATCTTATTTTGGCAAACGATACACGCCTCAAAGAGTGCTTTAAACAAAACCTATTTGATAATAAAAGGTATTGTTTCAGGACGTTACCGTGGCGACGTATCAAAAAACCCGAACCAATTAAAAATGTAGATTACTCAGGGGTACGAAATTATATTGAAACAATCTACGGCGTTACGGGCGTGCAAAAGATTGACGACGCTCTCGCCTTAGAGTTTGAAAAGCGATCGTTTCACCCTATAAAAGATTACCTCAACGGCTTAACGTGGGACGGAACTAGCCGCCTCGACTATTTGCTTATTGATTATTTCGGCGCAGTCGATAACGTTTACACACGTGAGGCGATCCGTAAACCGCTAGTCGCCGCCGTAGCTCGGGTATTTAATCCAGGTTGTAAGTTTGACTTAGTTCTTACACTTATTGGCCCACAAGGCACAAAAAAGAGTTCGTTTGTTAACAAGCTAGGCAAAGGCTGGTATAGTGACACGTTCACAACGGTACACGGTAAAGAAGCGTTTGAACAATTGCAGGGCGCGTGGATTATGGAAATTGCAGAAATGGCAGGGTTTAGAAAGGCAGACGCCGAAGCAATTAAGCATTACATTTCAAAACAAGAGGATAGTTTTAGACCCGCATACGGTCGAAGCTCTGAGACATTCCCACGTCAAAATATATTTATCGCGTCTTCGAATAAACGGGATTTATTCACAGACGCCACGGGTAACAGACGCTTTGCCCCAATTGACGTAATCGCCGAAGACTCGATAAAAGACGTTTGGCGCGACCTCGACAACGACGTGGATCAGCTTTGGGCGGAGGCTAAACACTTATTCGACAAAGGGGAGAAACTATACTTTAGCCCAGACGCCGAAAGGATCGCGGCACAAGAACAAATCGGGCATAGTGAGATAGACGAGCGCCAAGGCGTCATTGAGTACTACCTTAACCGTCCCTTGCCTAAGAATTGGCAAACCCTCGGCCTCGACGAACGTCGTATGTACTTAGCAGATCCCGAAAGCATAAACGCCAAAGGACATCCACGAACAAAAGTTTGTATGGCGGAAATATGGTGCGAGTGTTTGGGAAAAAACAAAGAGGACATGAGCCGCTATCTCACCCGCGACATTAACGACATTATGAAAGCATTCCCCGAATGGGTTTATAAGCCGACGACTTCGAACTTTGGAGCCTACGGAAAACAAAAATATTACCAGAGAAAAAAATAAAATTAATCTTTAAATACCTTAACATCATGAGCATTATCACAAAATCAATGGCGGCCGAAGTGGCCAAAAAATTAACAGAAAAGAAAGCGAACACTTTAGCTGCTGCAAAAATCGAGCTGCAGAAAGTTTTTACCGAAATGTACGAGCAAAAAATAAACCCTGAGGTTTTGAAACTGTACACAAAATACCCCTCTTATTTTAATTCAAGAACAGACTTTCAAGTTTCGGGAAATGGCCTGAACTATGAATGGTTTGAAACTTTAAAAGCAATGCCTTGCATCAACGCGCAGTTTAAGCCCGATGGAAATCAAGCCGCAGAACTTATACGATTGAAAGGGGTTAGAGACGATATCGGTACCGAACTTAGAAAACTGAGATACGAACTTGAAACGGTTTTGTGGTCTTTGCGAAGCTATAAAAAAATAGCGGAGTTTTTGCCAGAAGCTGCGCCGTTTCTACCTGCGAAAATAACAACCGCCTTAGTGGTTAATGTTTCAGATTTACGCCAAAGGCTTAAATAGTTTTGGACTCTGAAAAGCTAATCGAAAATACCCTCAACGATGAAGTTAAAAAGCTCGGCGGGTGGTCGCTTAAACTGCCATGTGTTTACGTGGCAGGTTTGCCCGATAGGCTTGTCTTATTGCCTGGGGGCGTCGTCTTCTTTGCGGAGTTAAAGAGCACAGGCAAAACGGCGAGCCCCGTACAAAAACTAATACACAAGCGGTTGAGGCTGTTAGGCTTCGACGTTTATGTGATTGATACCCTAGAACTACTTTACGAAACTTTAAACAAATATTTGATATGAAACCCCAAACAAAGAAAAAGTCTTTAATTGAAAGTACCGCCCAGACGGTAATCGGTTTAGCCACGTCGATTTTAATACAAATCCTTCTATACCCGCTTATGGGGATCCCCGTTACGCTATTTCAAAATGTAATTATTACGGCCGTGTTTTTCGCCGTATCAATTATACGGGGCTACTTTGTTAGACGAATATTTGAAAAGTTGTAGCTATGGCAAAAATACACATCAACAACGATAACAACTGGGCCACGCCTCCCGAGGTTTACGATCCTCTAAACGATGAATTTTTATTTGATTTTGACCCGTGCCCTTATTATGAAACCCCAATAACGCCAGAGACCGACGGCCTTTTAAAAGAGTGGGGATCTTGCAACTTTGTGAACCCCCCATACAGCCAAAAGTTAAAAGAGGCCTTTGTAAAAAAAGGGATCGAAGAGCAGGCAAAGGGTAAAACGTCTGTGTTTCTAATACCCGTTGCGACGTCTTCGGAACTGTTCCACGATTTTATAAAACCCAACGCAAAAGAGATCCGATTTATAAGGGGACGGATTAAGTTTGGCAAACGTGAC